ACCACAGTAGATTTTTCCTGAAAATGCATATTTACTCTGGTATTTCCCTGTACCTTTTTCAATACTTTTTTCTCTTCCTCTTTGCTTGATTACTTCTGCTGCCTTATCAAACATCTCATGACTAACAATCGGCTCGTGATGGTTTTTATAAAGGTACATATTTTCTTCACCATAATTGATATGGCGGTTATAATTATCGTCTGTATATGTCTTTTGAAATATCGCATCGCCTGTGTACTTCTCATTTTGTAAAATCCCTCTTACAGTAGTACCATGCCATTTGGCTCCCTTCTTGCTTGGAATACTTCTATTATTTAGTTCTCTAGCTATAAGATGGGTCCCCATTCCATTAATTGTCATAGTAAAAATTTCTTTAACAATATCTGCTTCCTTTGGGACAATATTCATTTTTCCATCCTTGTTTTCATAGCCATATGGTGGATAACTGATGATAAAGGTTCCTGTCTTAAAACGGTTTTTTATAGACCACTTACTGTTTTGTGAAATTGATTTTGACTCACTTTCAGCAATGGAGCTTAAAATAGAAAGCATAAGCTCTGAACTCATGTGTTCAGTATCTATATTCTCCTTCTCAAAAAATAAGAAAACCTTTAAACTTGTTAGTTTTCTTACCATTTCAAGACAGTCTGTTGTGTTTCGTGAAAATCTACTGATGGACTTTGTAATTACACGATCAATCTTTCCATCTTCACAGTCTTTTAATAGAGCAAGCAACCCCTCTCGCTTTTCTATCTTCGTTCCAGATATTCCTTCATCATAATAAAGACCTGCATATTCCCAGCTAGTATTTGCATTAATATAAGATTCATAATGTTCCTTTTGTATTTCTAAACTAAGTAGCTGTTCTTCGGATTTGGTTGATACTCTGGTATAGGCAGCGACACGTATTTTTCTTTCTTTCACGAAGCTTTTTGTAGCTTCAATTTTTGTTATCCTTGCCATTGTCTCACCTCCTTATTTTATCAGTACTATATATCACTCTACTTGCTGTAATTATCAAGTCATATATCCATCAAATCCTTATAAAAAGGAGAAAATTTTTCTATGTTCAATACCTTGATTTTGTTGTACTCTTCTGTGGAAATAAGTCCTTGCTCCAACAAAGATTGTGTTAGTTTTTGGGCTATTTTATATTCAAAATCTTTCTGCATGGCTTCCTTTGTCATCTTGCGGGCGGATACATCAATGGAAGAAGGTATGCTATTAGTTACATGCATTCTCCTCACCTCCAAATCTGTCATTGATATAACATTGATGACTGCAGTATTTTCGATTCTTATTTCCATAGGAAAAAAATGTCTTATCGCAATATCTACAGACACACTCATACCTTGCCTTTCTATCTACCTCATCCATATGGCTATTCCACCATTTGTTTCTACAGCTATCTGAGCAGAATCTTTTTTTCTTTCTTCCAACAGGCTGAGAAATTGGCTTCCGGCAAAATTCACAAACACCCAAATTTCCCTTATCTTTTTTTGTTTCTGTAATACCATTGCGTCTGCAAAAACTTTTAATGGTATTTTTAGAAATATCCATTCTCTTGGCTATTTCTGTATAGCTTATCCCTTCTTCTCTTAATTCTCTTATTCTTGCCTTTTCATCTTTGTTCATAGTTTCTGCTCCCTTCTAACTGTCCAAGGGAGTTTTAAAGATGATTTTCCGTATAAAAATCAAAATATTTTCTCCCTGCATATCACAGGCAAAGAAAAATAGCTAATTTTTAACCTCAAATAAAAAAAGCCTGAAGATTATTCCATTTAAGGAACAACCTTCAGGCAATTTTTCATTATTTAGTTATAAGAGTTCATTTACTCTTTTTTGTACTGCGTTATAATCATATCCTGCTGCTCTAAGTCGATTTACTCTGTCCTGTCCGTTACCCCAATCACCTCTAATCACTTCTCTTGCCACTTCATCAATGGACTTTCCACTTGGTATACTGTTAGTTCCGGATAAAATTTCATTTACTCTACTTTGCACAGCATCATAATCATATCCTGCTGCTCTAAGTCGGTTTGCTCTGTCACTTCCATTTCCCCAGTTACCAGAAATCACTTCTCTGGCTATGGTATCAATACTTTTTGATGAAGTGCTTTTATTTGGATAGACTTCATTTCCATTTGCATCAAATACCTTATATCCCACATTGGCATTGGCACACTTCTTTGCATTGTCGAAATCTCTAAAGGCTCCTTTTTGACTCTTTGCATCAGACCATGATTTTCTAACCCTATACAAAGAAGAAGTGCTCGCTCCACCAGAAGATGAACTATTTCCTGAAAGCCTTTTATTTACCTCACTTGCAATATACGAAAATTTACTGCCTAGATATGGCCCCGGACAATTTGTATTGGCATACCACTCATGCTTTTGAAGCACCCCATCTTTTCCACCTGTATAGGTGCAGTTTCTAATACCATTTCTTCTACAAATATCTGTAACTAAATCAATAAGTGTGGCAAGAGTCCTATCACTTACTGGCCAATTTCCGCCATTTGCTGAATTTGCCACCTCGATTGTAACTGCTCTATTATCACACCATGAACTTGATGTACACCAAGAACGATTAGCCTCATCAACACATAAGACAATCTTATTATCATTTCCTATACCATAGTTACAAGATGCCTGCCTTGATGTCGGTCTAAAAATCTGACCGATTGTAGCTGCACTAATCGCACCTGCTGTATGGTGAATTGCGATTTTTGTAATCGGCTGATTTCTATGTCCACTATGATTTGGACTAAGCATTGTCATATTTACTAAACTACTGTTACTCATGGTCTTTTCCTCCTCTTTCCTTGTCATGTAACTGTTCTAAAACTGCTTTTAATTTATCCGGCACCGGAAGGCCAAGATGTGCAGCGTTTTCAATAAGGGAAAGTCCCTCATTGGATAGATAAAAGAAAACAACTGCTGTTCTTAGCACACTTCCCGACTTGATAATCTGAACATCAATAATGTTTGCTATTCCTACAAGCATAAAAATAAGCACCTTTCTACAGATGCCCTTAAACCCAACAGAACTAGATAACTTCTTATCTGTTATCGCACACATCACTCCTGTGATGTAATCAATGACTACAAATAAAAGAAGTGCGAGCATTAGTCCATCGCACCCTCCTAGAAAATATCCTAGCCATCCTCCAACTCCAGCAAATGTAAGCTGAATCATACTCCAAAATTCTTTCATATTAATTTCCTCCTAACCACATTGTCATATCCATAGATGCAAATAAATCAACTATAATCGGTAATTCATAAGTCGGTGCCAATGTTGTATAAATCACTAGCTCGTTTGTTATACCTAGTGGATATTTTTGAATACCTGCTAATTTATTTGGCTCAAGCCTTAAAGTATCTATACGAACAAATATAGATACCTTATCAAGCTCGACATTTTGCATTTTTTCTTTTAATCTATTAAACTTAAATACACCTTCTGTTTTCTCCCATTCGTTCGGCTTTATATTTAACTGTATATGAAATGCCGGCTTTTCCGATTCGATATACTGCACGATAAGGTCATACATCTTTGATACATACTCTTTATTCACAATAACCTTGCTTTCCGTTGTTCTTTCAACTTCCGGAGTTTCTACAGTAGGTCTTCCTTTGAATACCGGACTATCAAGTAGTGCAAATTTAGACTTTATCTTTTCATAAAATCTATCCAGCCCTTCCTTACTTAAAAACTTTTTAGCCATACAGAACACCTACACAAAAAGAGTATCAATCTCTTCATTTGTAATACTACTAATATCCACCGCTTTAAGGTAACCGCTAAGATCTACTGATGTTGTACCAATCTTTTCAAACTTATCATTCAGCCAGATAAATTCATCATAGGCATCATTATCACCTTTAGCATTTGAAACAAGATAAATAGTTGCCTTTTCACCACTAGCTGGAAGTTCTTCTACCACAGAAAACTCAATAGATTTTACATTACCAATAAGACCTTTGACTTCTTCAGTAAGCTCTGCTTTTTTTACAAAGTCTGCATAGTCCTCAAGTTCTACTACTTTCTTAGGAATAGACGCTACTTTAGCATAAGCCTCAATACCTTCCATCCCATCAATTCTATGGGGAATTTCTGATTTCTTAGCATAATCACCAGCATCTTCTAGGTTCTCTACCTTAGTTGGAATACTTGATCTAAGTGCATAGTTTTCAGCATCCAAAAGATCTGTCACATTCTTTGGAATAGCCGTCTTTACTTCATCAAGTTCTGTCTTTTTTACAAAGGTATCCTTTAGTTTCTTCCATACATATAAAAGTCCGTTGTTGTCTAAATATTTTGTTGCCATTTTTCTTCCTCCTGTTATTTAAGTAATTCTTCAAGTTCAATGTTTGTAATTGAATTAAGTCCGAGTTCTTCAAGACTTCTGTTTCCAATCAGCTTTACTTCATTTATCTTTGGCTGATTGACTAAGCTATTGTAGTCAGATGCACCAGAGTCTGTGACCCTGATAATCGTTTCAAATGATGTATCCATCGGTGCACCTCTTTTAAAGCTTGCATTAATTTCTGCCATTAAATCTCACCATCCTTTAAAATTTCATATGTGCTAGTTCGTATTAAAGATGATGCTATTGCACTTCCATCAGAAAACTTTGCTCTTATTTGGATTGTCACAATTCCCTCCATAAAAAGCAGCGTGTCTTTCTGAGATAGATAAACAGATACAATATTATTTTGTATTTTCAGTTCATCAATACTCTTTTCTAATATGACCTTGCCATTTTGTTTGTAGGTAATAAAAAGGACAGATGCATTTGTCAAATCCACATCTGTCCGAAATATATTGATTGGTGTTGTTCCTCGGTACATTGGTCACCCTCCTATGCTTTTTCTTCATCTTTTGCTTTTAGTTTTAGAATTTCATCATTAAGCTCTTTTTCTCTATCTTCATAGTATTTATCTAGGTTTTCTCTAAACGCATCAACTTCAAGTGAGTTTTCACTTATCACAGCTGATCTTACATCAGCGAGTATGCCAGCAAGTATTCCTTCTACCATATAGGTTGGAATAGGTATTCTTTGCTGCATAGCTGCTATATGTGAGTTTAACTCTCCTCTAAATTTTTGATAGGCAAGAGCGTAATTAATAGTTGGTTTCTCCATGTCCTTCCTCCCTGTCTTTTAGTATTAAATCCAGCTTTCGATTGATTTCTTCAAGAAGAAGTATATTTTTATCTTCTTTTACTTCCTGCTTTTTTACTACATCCTTTTTTAGTGTTCCTTCATTTATCACTACTTCATTTGTATTAATAATCAGTTCTGGCATCTTTACCTCCTATTCATAATAATTCAAATCCATTAGAATCCCGTCTTTAAATACCATGCGTCCATTTGGCCCCCAGCTTGCTACCGTCCCATTTGAGTTCATCCCAAGTATCTGTACAAAATTAATTGTTGCATTAACCCCAAAGCCATCTCTCCACTGTGGATCAACTATTTTAAACCCATGAGCGTAAAAATTACAGCCAAGATGAATACCATAATCACTATAGATACTTCCTGAACGTGAGAAACACAGCATAGTAGTGTAACTTCCTGAATTTGCGTATTCTTGTTGGGAAAAAGCCATATATTTACCTTCACTGTCAAGATCAAAAACTAAACCTTTATGTGAACTATTTGCACTCCATACATTTGTACCAATTTTACCTATATACTTCCCATCACGATAAAAATGGTTTCCGTTTTCGTCAAAGGCAGCTCTCTTATGACTAGAATCAATCGTACCGTTATATAGACCAATCTCTCCTGCCGTTATCTGAACATAACTGCTTGCACTATTAAACCCAAGTAAGAAACTGTTATAATTTTGTCTCATAAATGTTCCAAACTCACCTTTTTTAACCATTGAGGAAATAGAGCCTTCTACCACAGATATTTTTGAAATCGCAGTTTCTGCCTTTTCTTTTGCTGCCTGTATGTCCTTATCCTTTACTCTAACCCATTCAAATGATATAGAAGAACTTACACTCTCAGATGACGAATATTTCCATAGCATTCTCGTACCATCTTTGTATGGTGAGTGTTCTGATTCAGGATAATTACTACCAGAAAGGTTGATTATCTCTCCTACATCAGTTGGTAAGCTAGAAACACCCCCTATAAGTTCCTTATAAGTATCCACTTTTTTAATGTAGTCAATCTTAAATCCATAATAGTCATGCCCTGAACCATCACACCTCCAGTAGAGCCAAAACTTATCAGATGGAATGAAAACTATTTGATCTGCTATGCTTGTTCCACCATACCTTGGGAACGCATAAATCTTACCGTCAAATTCATAAAAGATTTCTACCCAGTCATAATGTTCACTTTCTGTCCTAGAACTTGCATTAAATTTAAGCTCAAGTCCCTGCTTTTTCATAATATATCTATAAGCATATCCGGTGGTTGTATCATAGAAAAAATCTCCTACATGGTTTTTTCTGACTACATCTGAATTCCAACTATTTGCCGGTGCTCGTGATGAATTTGGTTCATATGTTCCATAATAGTTTCCATTCTTTTGTTCTAACATCTGATTTACAGTTTCTACACTTGCTTCAATTTTTCTATCTGTAGCTGAGAGCCTAGTATTAACCTCATTTATGGTGTAGTAGCTTTTAAGTTTCCTATCTGTATCAGATATTGCCTCCGTCTTTGAATCAAAGATTTGTTTTTCTACCTGTGATGTATATGAAACAGATAGTTTTTCAGCATCAATAGAGTGGCTCATGATTCTATTACCATAAATCATCCCATCAAGCGTCATACCAACAGCATACGGGCCTTCATATCCGTTGTGACTTCCTCCAATACCATTCATATTAACTTGAAGTACCTTAGTAGCAGTATTTTTATCCGGCGTATCCATATATAAATCTCTTAACCATCTGCCAGAGGAATCATATTCTGTTAGTTTATATCCACCTTCAGATATATTCATCTGAGCCTTTAGATTATCTATGGCACTTTGAACTCTTTCATTGTCAATCTTTCTTGTAACAAGACTTTCTTCTTTTAGCTGCCTTACTGCATCTACTGAACTTTGGATGTAACCTTTAGCTTGATTACTTCCTAGAACCACCTTTATTTCTCCAGGCTTTTGAAGTGGAATAGTTTGTTTCATTACTGGAAATACTCGATCCATTCCAAAAGGATAAGCTATGCACCTTACTCTATCACCACATTCAATGGTTTCTGTAGGTATTCCAAACTCCGATAAGTCAACTGCAGATAAAGCTAGTTCTACCATCTCAAACTGATTATCCTTAAGCCACGCTGCTCCTTTTCTTAAAAGATTTGCAGGAACTGTTACATCATCCCATCTGATTACCCTGCATACCCAGCCAAATTCATCCTTTGCCTCTTTTGAAACAAGATAGTTTTTCCCGTCGTTTACAGATTGAATATCCGTATACTTTTTAAGAATATCATTTTCTTCTCCATCTATTTCTTTGCCAAGAGGTATAATGGCTGTAGTAATATCCTCAGCAGATAAGTCTTCCGTATAATCAAGAAGATTCACCCCAAATTCAATAGACTGCTCTGTTGCTTTTCCCATTTCTTCAAGTCTTAGGTAATCAAGATATAGAAGCTCTTCTTCCCTTCTAAACTTCAAATATCCACCCAGTTTATCTACAATTTTTGTCATGATAACTTCCATTGTGGTTTCATAATTAGTGAATCTATATAGAGAGTTATTTGGATCGGTTATAGTTACTCTTCCAATCATTATCTTTTTCTTGTCATCCACCTGTTCATTATGGATTTTAAGAAATTTAGAAAGTAACTGATAGGGCGTTTGGTCATGATATTCCATCTGAGGCTGAATGCTGTCAGCTAGATATGATAAAAGACCTACGCACTGGACTTTCTTATTCCCACGCAGGTCTTTTGTTTGTTCTCTAACTTCTCCTATAAATATTTCTTTTTCGTCTCTATACACACTGACAATAGACTTTCTATTATAGATTTTTTCATAGTAAGGATTTTCAGGCGGACATATAAAACTAAGTGAACCTGCTGTATTTAGTTCAAGATTCAGTGTAGAACTAATCAGAACTGCCTTCCCATCACTTGGATAATATATGGTATTCCCATCCATTATGATTTTATACATCTATAACCACCCCCTTTTATATGAAATATCTATGGTGCTGTTACCTGTTAAAGAAAGCACTAAATCTTTTCTTTCTCTTACTTCCGGAAATCTATTTATCCCTTTTTTGATACTGAACTTCTTTCCTTTAAAATTTAATATCACTATATTTTCTGTTTTATTATTAAACTCAGGAACTATAGTCATATCTGAATCAAATGGAATTGTCACAGTCTTGCTATTTGTAATAACAACGCCCTCAAGTTTATGAATAATCTCTACACCATTTACCAAATCAGAAATCTTATATTTATATGGCTCAAGCTTGTAGTCTAAAGTAATAAGTGAATAGTTTTTATCAGATTTAAATTCACTCACCCACATTCTGCCTTGATATACATAGTCTTTTTCCGTATCAAGCACAATATTGGTCTTTTTCCCATGGACAATGCTTAAAAGTTTCCCATAAACCTCTTGCCATTTTTCAGGATCTGATACAAGAAATTCAAATGAGCCTGTTCTCATTTCATATAAAACCTCTCCTCCAAGGCTTTCTGTAATATCTATTTCCCCTTGTATGCCGGGTATATCAAGATATTCTAATTTAGGAGATGGTAGGTTAATAATAGGCTTACTTGTTGGAACAAGACCAAAGTCTTTGTAACTATGAAATTCACCAATTTTCATCCCATACACACTTACCACCCCCTTGCCTTTCTATTTTGTAATTTATAAAGTTCCATATCTATCTTTGGTGCAATGCCTCCAACCAGTTCTCCTGAATCAAGAACGATGCTTGTTTGTGCAAACTGTGGGAAGTATCTATCCATAATAGCAAGAACTCTTGTCATTACACTAAGAAGTTCTCCATTTGCTCCTGCAGTCATATTTGAAAGTGTATCAAGTCCCATAATCACTTCAGGCCCTGCCTCTCCTCCACCAAGAAGATGCCCGCCTTTACTACCAAATATGGTAGCTCCATTTAAGAGCATTGGTTTATTCATAGCTTTTTTATACCAGTCAATTGATAGATGTGGTACAGATGGCGGGGCTAAAGAAAAATGACCACTGATGCTAAAATGTGGTAATTTGATATGAGGAAGTTTTAACCTAATGCTTGAAAAGAACCCTTTAATCGCATCAACCACAGATTTAACTTTATTTTTCGCCTCCTCAATCGGTGTTACAATAGCACTCTTTATTCCATTCCAAATAGAAACTGCTGTATTTTTGATTCCATTAAATATGGAACTTACTGTGCTTGACACTGCATCAAAGACTGAGCTAATCTTATTTTTTATCCCATCAACAACAGTAGCTATGACTGATTTAATAGCATTCCAAACAGTTGTTACTACATTTTTTATGCTGTTAAAAATTGTAGTAATCACAGATAAAATAGCATTTATAACTGTTGTAATTACGACTTTTATGGCGTTCCAAACAGTTGTTATCACAGTTTCTATGGCATTCATAATGCTTGTAATAACCTGTGAGATGGTGTTAAGCACAGTGCTTACAACAGTCTTAATTGCCTCCCACACCGTCATAATAGTTTCTTTGCAGTTTTCCCAAATAAACCTAAATGGCAGAGTAATCAGTTCAAAGTATCCTTTAATTAACTCTACGATAAACATGAGTGCTACAGTCAATACATTCTTAATAGTTTCCCATACTGTAGTAAAAATGCTGACTAGTCCTTCCCATATTCCCTTAAAGAAATCTGAGATGCCTTGCCATATACTCATGATGGCAGTTGATACCTTTTCCCATAAGCCTTTAAACCACTCAGTGATGGCACCCCAATTTTTTATGATAGCTATGATAGCTACAACGGCTGCTATAATAGCTGCAATAATGGCTATGATTGGAAGAAGGGAAACATTAAGTGCTCCAAAACCTACAGCTGCACCTCCTGCTGCAGTACCTGCAGCTGCTGTTCCTGCCGCACTTGCTCCTCCTGCTACACCTACCGCCGTTGTTGCTGTAGCTGTTCCTCCAAGTAGTCCAATAAGACCTCCAAGAGCGGATGTAATTGTTCCAACTGCAGTAATAACTTTTCCTATAACGACAAGTACCGGTCCTACCGTTGCCGCAATAAGTGCTATCTTTACAATAGCCTGCTGCATACCGGGAGATAGACTATTCCACTTTTCATTTAATGACTTCATCATTTCAGCAAATTTTTCTAGCATTGGCTGAAGGACTGTCATTAGAGAATTTCCTACATCAGCACCTACAATCTTTAGACTGTTCATAGAGGTCTTAAACTTATCTATAGGGTCTAAGGTTTCATTAAAGGTAGAATCCACATTCCCAAGATTATCTTTTAGAGATGTTCCAAGTTCTTCAAAGGAAAGAGAACCATTTTTACAAGCCTGATAGATTGCAGGACCTGCCTTTTTACCAAATAGGTCAATTGCTGCATCAAGTCCTTCCGTATCTGATTTTGCATTAACCATGCTGTCTTGTATATCTTTAAGAGCCTCTTTCATAGGCTTTCCTTTTGCCGTTGCATTAGAAAGTGCCTTAGATAAACCTGTCATAACCTGTGATGTGTCTGCTCCTGACATTTCAACATTTCCTAGAAAATTAGCTGCATCTGATGCTGAAAATCCTAGTTGTTGAAGTGCTGCAGAGTTCGTTACCATGCTCTTTGCAAGTGTATCCATACTGATACCTGTTCTTTGTCCAACAGCATTCATAGTATCAAGTAATGCTCCTGCATCTTCTGCTTTAAGTCCAAAGGCAGATATTACTTTCTGTGTATTATCAATAGCAGTAGATACATCTATATTATTTAGCTGTGCAAACTTAATAAACTTTCCAGATAGCTCCTCTAACTTTTGACCTGTAAGTCCAAATCTAGTGTTTACCTCTCCTATAGCTGCACCTGCTGTTTCAAAGTCTGTTGGAATTGAAGTAGCAAGATTTTTCATGCTATCTTGCATTTCTTTTAAAGCCTTACCGGATGCACCTGTTTTCTGAACAATTATATCCATTCCTTTATCCACTTCGTTAAAGGCAGATAAAGATGCAGCACCTATCGCTACAATAGGTGCTGTTACGTGAGTGGATAGACCTTTACCAACTTCAGTGGTCTTATCTCCAACTTCTTTAATTTTATCTCCTGCCTCTTTCATGGAAACAGATAGTGCTGATGGCACTTTTTTAGCCTCTTCCTCAAGAGCCTTTAGGTTGTTTTCTGTTTCAATAATTTCTCTTTGCAGAGCATCATATTTGTCTTGCCCAAGTTCTCCATTTTCTAGCTGAATTTTTGCCTGCTTATCTGCCTCTTTTAAGGCATTTAACTTTTCGCTAGTTTCAGAGATTTCCTTTTGGAGTAACTGCTGTTTTTGTGCAAGTAGCTTTGCATTGGAAGGATCAAGTTTAAGTAGTCTATTTACATCACGAAGCTGTGACTGCGTTGATTTAATTGTAGAGTTTACACCTTTTAAGGCTTTATCAAGACCAGTAGTATCTCCACCAATCTCAACAGTAATACCTTTTATTCTATTGGCCACTTTAACCCCTCCTTTCCTAAAAATGGGCATGAAAAAAGACATCTACTTTTCTGTAAATGTCTTAGTAATATATTTTATTCAATTCGACAAGCTAGATNCTATCGTCTTTAATACTTTATATTCAGTTCGACAAACTAGGATTTATTTATGATACTCCTCTATTTTATCTCTATATTCGTTTAGGAGTTGTCTCGAATAAATTTTTTCATTTTTTGAGTCTCTAACTTCTTTCCATAGAATAGCAGCAACTTTTAACTTGTTAGAATAATAGTCGCTAAATTCATCTGAGCAAAAGTCCTTTAGGAATTGATTCCATTGACAAGCTGAAT